AGTTCCAGTTACTTCAATCTTAGCAGAATCAGCAGCTAATAAAGTAGCAAATCCATCAAATGAACCTTCAGCTTCAGCTCCAGCCCAAATGTTTTGTTCAGTCTTCTGTGCAACTTTTGCAGCAACATAACCGATTAAATACTCTTGGAAAGAGCTTGGTAAGTTGTCAAAAGCAGAATATCCCATCTGTACTGCATCCCAGTCAGAACGGAAATCTTTCTTACATAATTCTAAGTTAACTTGTAACTCTTTAGGTTGTAAGATTCTTTCAGTTAATGTTAAAGTTGATGTATCAGCGAAATCACAAGTACCATCTTTTACGATACCGTCTAATTCCAATCTTTTTACAACTTCTTTAAATTTTACGTTTGGACGAATAGTCAATCCTCCGTTTGCAATTGTGTTACCTGCCAATAAAGCTGCTGAGATAAACTTCCCAGCCGATTCTCCAGCATAAGTAGTAGTAATACTTGTAGTAGTAGCCATTTTTATATAATTTTTAATTGAATAACATTCTATTGACTCTTTGTTCAGTAGTCATAGATTTGTTTGGGTTTGATAATAAACTTTTTTTCTTTTCGATTGATGCTTCTGGAGAATGTACAACTTCTTCTACTTCTTCAGATAATTCAACCTCTTCTTGTTTTGATAATTCTTGAGGAACTTCTTTAATGTCCGCTGCCGATTTATCTTCGATTAACGCTTTAATCATAGAGAGTAATTCAGTTTTAACCGCTGATAACTCCTCAGATGTTGCGTAACTTGCTACTGGTGCTTCTGCCACCTCGTCAACAATCGCCTCTTCTTTAGGTTCTTCAGCAAGGATAACTTCCTTTACCTCTTCTTCGATAGCCTCAATCACTTCTTCAGTAGATAAATCTACCGCTTCTTCTACAATAACGTCTTCTACTTTTACCTCTTCTTTAGAAAGGTTTAAAAGCTCTTTTACGTTATTAAGGATTTCTGTTGCTTTCATACTTATTGATTTATATTAATATAACTATTTAGATACTTAGTGTCTTGTTTTCTAATCTTCTGACTCCTTGTATATCGAGCCTATACCTTGTTTCCAATATTCAGATGACTTACATTTCTTCTCATCTTTATCACACTTTATAGAATAGGTATTCTTACATTTACAATATACTGCCTTCATATTATCCGTCTATTTTTTTAAGTTTGTTTATTGCCCATTCAATACCACTTGTTCCTCCCCAGCAATCCCACATAATACCTCCACAACCCTCAGTATAAGGAACGTCTTTATGTTGTTGATGTCTTTTGAAAGATGCCATTCTTGCAATAGTATCTCTACTTAAAGGTTCTCTATTTGCTAACTGACTTGCTCTTGTCCATCCAACACTTGTTCCGCAAGAACTTCCGTTGTCTTTCTTGTACTTTATAGCTTTCTTAGCATTATTAGTTGCACTTTGAGGGTAATCAGAATAAGACTCTAATTCAACTTGCTCATTGAATAGTTGTTTAAGCTCTTCTAATATCTTAGCAGCTTCAACTTCTTCAATATCCTCAGCTCTATCACTAAACATACCTTCGATACTTAAACCTAAATACTTACCAGACTTAACATCTTCCCATACCTCATCATTATCTATCTTCATAGTTACAGCCCAAGCACCTTCAACAGCATTTAGTCCGTATAAAGCAGTTTTATCTTTCGCAGGGTCTTCTACTATCCAAGACTCTATCACAGATACACCACTTGTCATCTCTTCATCGTGTTCTAATGTAGCGTTGTTAAGTTTAAGACGTTTTAAGTACAGCTCAGAGGCTTTTCTTACAGTTTCCTTAGAGAATATAATATTATACTCTTTATCTCCGCTACGTCTGTATATTGGCTTGTCTGGGACTAATGCAAGACCTACAATAACCCTCTTTTCAGTATCTACTGTTTTAAACTCTACCTTGTGTTTACTTAAAGCTACAAAGTTTTCTTCTATTGCAGGAAACTCAACAAGAGAGATGGCTTCTATACCATCTTCCTCTCTCGCTTCATCTATAAATAATTCAAAAGTTTCTAATTCATTCATATCTTATTCTTTTATGTTATGTTAACTTTATTTGATTTCTTTGTTTTATTTTAGGTACTTGCTGCACCAGAAATAACTCCATCTAATTGTTGTTGATTTGTTACGTCTCTTGCTACGACATAAGCCCTTAGAGGTTGGTCAAATTGTGATTGTATAGCACTCATCAATATATTGTCATTAGACCTACCTACTATATTGAATGAAGGTTCTGCTCTCGCACTTCCTCCTCCTGCACTACTACTTCCTACATTGACTGGTGTGTTAGCTGCGTCTGGTTGAAATTTCTGTCTTGCAATCATAGCTACTTGTAACATACCTGCACCTATAGTAGCAGTCATAGCCGCAATCTTAGCAATAGGTCCTCCATATGTAGCCCTTGCTGCACCAATACCAGCTGTTATAGTATCTGTAACGGCTAAAGCTATATTAAAGGCTTTCTGTGTTTTAAATGCCTTTTCCTTTATTTTATTTTGTTTCTTTCTTAATTTCTCATCATTTATAGCTATTTGATTTTGAATAGAAGCTCTTTGGTCTTTAGATAAATTTTCATTAAGTAATCGATTGTTTAACTCTTGATTTAATGCATTTGTTTTGTTTTGCTCAATAGTTAGTTCTCTATCGCTTTCTGCTTGTAAGAAACTACTTATTTCAGTAAGAGCTATCTTAGCTGATTTTGCATATTCTAAAAAAGCATCAAGCTGACCATCAAGTTTTATTTTAGCATCTTTTTTAGCTTGTTCAGCAAGTGTGGTAGTTACTGTAATGCCTTCTCCGATAATATCTGGAGAATATTTATCAGATATAGCTTTTAACCCTATTAAAAAATTCTCGTAACTGGATTTTTGCCCTTTTCTTCTTTCTTCTTCAGCAGTACTTAACGCACTATTATAAGAGTCTTCAGATATTTTTTTTGCTTTTAGCTGTTTGTCAAGGTTTTCTTTAAACTTATCAAATTTTTTCGCTTCACTATTAACATATTCATAGTAATTTGATGTAAACTTATCTAACTCAATTAATGATTTTGCTGCTGCTTTTTCTTGCTCTGTTTTAGCTGAGTTCTTAACATCTTCAAGTCTAAAGTTGTTAAGCATCTTTTCTATCTCAAATAAATCTGCTTCAAATGATTTAGGGTCTATTATTTTACCCGCCGTAACCTCTTTATCTTTGGATTTACCGACACTTAGGTCTAATGCTGCGTAAATACCTAAAAGGTCTCTTACTACTTTTTGTTCTTCATATAGAGCCATAAGTTTTGGAGTATCTTTAGGTTTACCTCCACCTTCACGCTCTATTTTTTCTAATCGAAGCTTCTCTAACTGTATTTCATTAGCTATTTTTTCAGCTCTTATTAAATTCTCTTTTAGTTTTATCTTATTTGTTAAAATTCTATTTACACTTTCTTCAGCTTTTATTAAACTATTTACATCATCAATCTTTAATCCTTTAAAGTATTTTGGGTAAAGTTTTGTTAATTCCTTTAACGCTTGACGCCTTCTTTTGTCGGTATTTGTTGAGTTAATAACTTCTTTATTTAAAGCCTTTAACATCTCAGTCTCTTTAGAGTTGAGCATAATAGTCTTTTCTTTAAGCTTGTCGTGTTCTGAATACTCTTCAGTAAGTGCAGATAGCTCTTTCCTTTGTTCAGCTAAAGCATCCGTAGTGTTTTTAATAGCTTTCTCTGACTTTTTTTGAGTACCATAAAAATAATCCAAACCTGCGATAACTGCTTGAATAGCAAGTAGAACACCCATAGGACCCATAAGGGCTGACCACATTAGTTTTACAGCTCCGATAAAACCTACAGTTGCACCAGTAGCCGCAGTAGTTGCTACTGCAGCACCAGTAGTTACTGCGGTGTTTGCTGTTTTTGCTGCGGTATCTGAATTTGTTGCAATAACCTCAGCTTCTGTAGCAACAGCATTTCTTACTTTTGACGAAGTGTTAGATTTATTTGCAACTGTATTTACATTCGTAGCTACGGTGTTAGCTGTTGTTGCTGTTGTTGCGGTAACTTGCTGACCAGCCATATAAAACAACTGAGAAGCCAATTGAGATATGTTATTCGCCATACCTCGAATACCGTAAGGTGCATCTGATACAACTCTACCAAGCTCCATAGCGGCAGCAGTAGCCCCTCCAGACGCTTTACTAACACCGTTTAATCCTTGCTTGTTGTTTCCGATTAAAGTTTCAGAAGATTTAGACAAATCGCTGGACGCTTTAACTAACTGTTTCCTCGTGTTTATTAACTTCTGTTCCTCTGCATTTAATTTAGCTACAGCTAATCTATATTCTTTAGTTCTTCCATCTAATTTATCTATAGCTTTTTCAATATTCTTTATATTTACTTTAGCTTGAGCTTCTTGAACTTGTAGTTTTAAAATAATTGTATTATCCTCTGCCATTTGTTAGTTTTTTTCGTTTTATTTTTGTTTTTAATTCCTTAAATGTTGAAGGCATCTCGTATAGCCCTTTAGCTATATTAATATCCATATCGTCAATTAACCAATCCTTGTCTCTTAGTAATTCTAAAGTCTCTCTTATCATTATTGTAGTGTAAATGTGTCTAATATATTTGAAATTGGGGATACGTTACCAGCAGCATCTGTAGCGTATATTGCTACCCTATAATTAGTACCTCCTTGTAAACCCGTGAAGGTATAAGAAGTTACATTTCCTACGGTAGTATAGAAATCTTGTTGTAAGTCTATAATATATCCAGTAACACCTACGTTATCTGTTGCGGCAGTCCAATTAACTTCGAAACCACTTGACGTCTGTGAGCCTTGTACTAAAGATAAGTTAGTAGGTGCTGTTGGTGGAACTAAATCAATAACTGCTGGAGCATAGTCTGTTAGTAATTCAAGTTGTGATTTACCAGTATAAAAATCAGTCTCTATTGAGTTAATCTTGTAAGACTTTCCAGCTACTTGAAATCTATCTGAAAGATTGTATTTTAAAAGTATTCTCAATGGTAAATATGCCGACATCTTAGTCAGTCTATTAGTTTTATTAAATATACCAGAGATGTAATTACTATGGTATTCATTAAACAAAGTCCTCTTGTTAGGTGTTAGCTCCCATTCATCAGATTCTGGGCTAAAGTTTATTGATTGCCTATTATCTAAGTCTGGGAATAATAGATTAGAGTTTGCAGGTGCAAAATACGCTTGAATAGGTTTATGACTATCTGGAGTATTATCTACTGGGTCTACACTATCCACAAAAGACAATTCCGCTGTTTTTAATGCCATATAGAAAACGATTGGCTTACCGATATAACTCTCTTGCTTATTATCAACACAGTAACCCCATTGTATGTTTGTTGGAGGGTTTATAGCGTTAATATCCAGTAATCTCTCGAACTTCATATGCTCGAAAGGTATTTTGTATTGATAGATGCCACCAGTAAAAATACTACTGTTTTC